TTCTAATCACCCCAATTAATATTCTACATTTTACCCACATTTTTGTAAAATATTTTTTTGTTTAAAAATAAATTTTATGACATCTCATTAATCATAAAATTTTTAAAAATATAATCACCCTTACTACTTTCAGTAGTTTCTGAAAAATAAATATTTAAAAACATACATTCTGCCCATGATGGAGAATTTTTAGTAGTATTAAATAAAAAGGTTGAAAAATCACTCGTAACATTTAATGATTTTCCTTCTGATATAATTGAAATATTATGATTCATAAACGGCAATGGAACCGTCATATATGGTAAATTTTGTACTTTATCATTATTTATGATTTCATAATAAGGTTTTTTACCATATGAACATTCAACCCATAGAGATGCACTACCTTCAACCTTTTTTCCATCAAATTTCACTGAAAAAATACTTTTATCATTTTTTATATCAACTACTATTGTAATACATGAATTTTTAACTGTGTTCTTGTTTACTTTTAGTCCATTATCATACATTAGACTATAGCCATTAATAGAATTCTGACCTGTAATGGTTGTTTTATCTAAATTACCTATAGGAATCAATATACAATCTAAATTATTAGCGCCAGCAAAAGTTCCATCTATTATTTTATTGCAATTATCACTTATAAATTTACTAGTCCATAATGGTGTTGTTCTATCAGAAGGATTATCTTTAAACCATTTAATTGGTTGTAAATTATTTTTTAATTTAATAACACCAGGTCCAGTATGTAAATAATCACTAGTAAATGAAAGACTCCTATCTAATGTACAATTTGTTAAAGATATTAATGTTTTTCCTCCACCATAGAAATAACTTATATCTTTTATTTCTTTAAATTCTGCATCATTCAACTTAGTTTGCAAAAACATGCAATTACTAAAAGCCATCATAGAATCTATATCTACTTGTCCTGTTAATGAGTCTGCATTGCATTCTATTTTAAAATTATATTCGTTATTTTCTCTTTCACCTGGTTTATTTTCAATATTGCAATTTTCAAAAAATATTTTTCCATTTTTACACTCAACAACTCTTTTATTGTAGTCAAAACAACAATGAGTGAAATACATGGTTGAAATCCAATTAGTACATTTAATTGCTAGGTCGTTATTGTAAATATCTGTATTTATAAAGCTTTCGCATGCACCGCAATCTGCATTTGTAAATGGGAAATCACTCCATACACCTATATTACAATCATGTATTTTACTTTTAGTAAAATTACATGCAAATTGATGCGCTCCCTCATAACAACCTATATTAAATCCGTATATATTTATATTATCAAAATTAAAATAACTAGTTGTTCCACCTTCCCTTCCAATTGATACTCCTGTTTTCCCATTAATTAATGAATCACACTTATCATCATCAGTTTTTATTGTTATTCCACTTAATGAATTTATATTGTTTGAAGCTACTATTTTTAATCCAATCTTTTCTGTAAGATTTGTAAAATCAAATATAGTATTGTTCCCATTTACAGAGAAATAATATAAATCAATAGTTACTGTTTTAGTTAAAGAATATGTTCTATTGGGGAAATTAATTTTTCTTGTTTTTCCATCATTAAATGAAAATAAATATTCAATTAAATCATCATCATTAGGATATAAGCACCTATAACTTTCTGCATTCAATTGCACAATATCATTCAATTGCGTAGTATTCTGTTCTACTTTTATAGCAAGTTCTGTAGCATCTCCTAGCTGTTGGAGTGCTTCATAATTAAGAACTGCTTGTGAATTTGCAGAATCTAAATTTGTTTTATTGGTAACAGCCTGAGAATTTTGATTTTCTAAATCATTTTTAGTTTGTGTTGCTACTGTATTGAGATTATTAAGAGTATCATTAGTTGTATTAGAATTATTAATAGTTTCAGTTAATGTATTATTTTTAGAATTAGCTGTATTTATTGTATCTTTCAATTCATTATTTATATTTGTTGCTGTATCTATATTTTCAAAAAAATCACTTGCTTGATCTAGTTTATTTTCTAATTCTTCTAACAATGTATAAGTAGCTTTGCTAATACTTCTATCTATTTCTAAAGTGCTAGATACTACATTTAAAACTAAATTAAAAGTAGCTTTTTTCTTTCCTGTAGAATTATCTATAAATTGTAATTCCATCAATGTTTTACCGGATGTTATCGTTAATTGTTCATCAGCAACTATTGTTACTATATTGCTACTTGTAGATATTCCAGTATGTTCTTGTATAAGTGGTACTTTATCAGCTTTCATAGCTTTTAATCTTACTGTATAATTACTTAAATTAGTTTGTACACTATTATCATAAACGGATAATATTAAGTTCAAATTGTCTAACTGCTTACAAGTAGCATATATATTTAAATTTTGTTTTAAATCTAAGTTAGCTTTTAAATCATATATTGCCATTTCATCATCTCCTTTCTATTCGCTGTCACTACTAGATATACTATCATCTATCATATCTTGTATTATGTCTAATATATTATCTCCATTTATATATAGGTTTTTGCCTACCCAAAGATTTTTCTCAGCATGCAATGTTCCCAAAACTCTGCATACATCTTCTACATAAAGATCATCTCTCACATAAGTTCCACTATAGATATCATCATCTATTATTTCTATTTTCGCAGTATTTCCATTTTCTCCGATTAGTTCTATTCCGCTTGCATCTATTGTACAACTTGTATCTCCATCATCTACAACAAAGCCACCCTCTGCATTACATACTCCACGTGTATTAACATGAAAAACAACATTATCTCCCTTATACAATCTAAACTTTCCATCATGTACTTCTAATCCATCTGCATTAATTATTACATAGCTTCCGCTAGCACCAACACACGCAACCTTAAAAGCTTCTTGAGAAAGTTCCCAGCCCATACCAGTACCATCTTTTTCAACAACCGCATTAATCTTATCTTCTTGTAAGTCTAATCTAGCTGTTGTTTTTCTATCGTTATTTTTTACCTCTAATACAATTTCATTTTTTGCAAATTGTATTTGCTGTACTGTATCGCTTATAATATCTGTTATACTCTTCTTAGTAAATCCTATTTCTATAGTATCTAAAAAGGTCTCTCCATTAGAATTAACTCTATATGAAATCTTATTTACTCGTCCTGTAAGGTTTAAATTAAGTTTTTTATGCTTAATATTAACTGTATCACCTAGATTAACTTTTTCTAGAATTGCATAGTCTTTATATTCTTCTGTCTTACTTAATTCAATCATATCGACTGTATAATTAAAAGTTATTTGGTCTACATGATCATTGTTGAACATATTATTACAAGCTATTCTCATTAATGTGTATGCTTCTTCAACTGTAACTTGTCCTTCTTCCATTTCCGGAACATCATCTTCATCACTTGGCTCAGGATCATAAATATCTAAGCTTAATTCAACTTCCTGAAAATATCTCTTTTCGTAATTTCCAACTAAAGGACTTTCAATAAAATACTCTGGAAGTCTGTAATCTCCGCTTTTAGGTATAAGCACTGTTGCTAAATCAGTTAAATCAATAGTTTCTTTTATACTAGATAAATTTTTGCCATATTCAATTACAACACCATTATAAGAGCCTCTAGAATCAACTACGCTTATGTTGTCATTATCTACTATAAATTCGCCACCGTATTCAGATAAAATACTATTTTCATCACCTATAATAGCAGTTAATAAATTACCTTCTTCTGCACTTACTATAATACTCGTATCTGTACTTATATCATAATTACCTACAGTATAATCATGGCTTTCTAATGCTGCACCCAACACAGTTGTTATAGCTTCATTTCTAGTTTTCCCTGTAATAGTTGTAGCTTTAATTCTATTGGCTTTTAAATCAGCTAATAACTTAGCTTGTGCCTGTACAATTGTGGAATCAGAATCAGTTTCTTTTTCTATAATCCTAAAACGTTGATTTTCTCTATCGTCTATAGTTGGGACCGATATTATTGCTCCTGTAACTAAATTACTTGAAATACTTTTAGAATCTTCTAAAGGATATTCTAGTTCTAAGGTATAATCTCCATTGATTTCTTCAGTAACTTTACAGGATATAACTTCACTTAATACATTTTCATTATGCGAAAAATCTGTCTCAGTGTTTTTGAATAATCTAATCATCAATAGCACCTCCATCTAGGAGTTAATTCTATCTTTGTAACGCTGCCTGTCCAGCTAATAGTATTTTCTCCTACCAACAAAATAGGATAGTCACCAGTCATGTTTTTACCCATGTTGGTGCTATCCTTATAACATTCTTTTATTTCACTATCTACAATGACATAATTGCTTACATTTTTAACAGTAAAACTAGTATTATTTATAGTTACAGTTATATTCCCATTACCATAAATTTTTAGCAATGGTTTAGCTTCATAGCTGCCAAAATTATTAAGAATTATGCCACTAGACATCACTTCTATAGGCTTTAATCCACTAGCCATATACTTTAACCCTTGGCACGTAAATGTAACACTAAAATGCCTCAAAATCCTACTTGTAGTTGTAGTAACATCAATACTTACTTGCTTTACTTTGTAGCTTGTAAATTCATCTAAACTATAAGTTAAATATTTGCCTATAGAATTTAATAACCATGTATCAATTCTAGCTTTTTTCATTAGATATTCTTCAGGTGTGGCAAAATAAGCAAAATTAATTTTAAAGCTAATATCTGAGAATCCTTTTACTTTTGTTAGATTTTCTCCACCATCAATTTCGATAGTGTCATATTCAATATTGGAAGTAGGTATATCAGGAGTCTTTTCAATAATTAAATCTAAATCATTACTATTTTGATTGTTATAAAAAATATATGATCTCAATTAGAATCCCTTCCTTCCACTACTAAACGCTAAATTACTACTAACACTAGGAGCTACTAACTTACCTACTTTGCTTGTGTCTAAATAAATACCCATATTATTAAATGCATCAACAAGAGAATCCATTTTTTCTAATACCGAATCCAATGTTATACTACTAGATGAGGAACTTAATCCATTTATACTAGAAGTATCTACACTAGCTGTATATGTTCCAGCATCAACATTCGGAATTGCTGCATCTGCTATTGCATTTGCTTGCTTAGATATACTGTTTACTGTATCTCCAATACCTAATCCAAATCCTTCACCTGTATAGACACCAAGTTGTCTCATTACCCTAGAAGGTGAATGTATATCCATTTTTTCTTTTACACCATCAATAAAGCTATCACAAAGTCCGCCTATCCATCCTTTCATTCCATTCCATGCATCACTTATTCCTTGTTTAATTCCAGCAACTATATTTTTTCCTATATCCATCATTTTGCTAGGTAGATCTGTGAAAGTATCAACTATGCCATTAAAAACATCTGTCATTCCAGTTTTAGCTTCTGTCAACATATTCCCACCCCAAGTTGTCATGTTTGTTACACAATTAGTTAACCATGTCCATATTTGTCCTGGGAGTTGTGTGAAATAAGTTACTATATTAGTTATCCAAGCACTTACATTAGTACTTATCCAACTTGCCACGTTACTTCCCCATGTCCCTAAATTAGTAACAACATTTACAAGCCAAGTCCAAATCTTTCCTGGCAACTCTGAAAACCATGTTGATATATTTTCAATCCATACTGGAACATTAGTTGTTAAATAATTTATTGTATCTGTTCCCCATTTTATAATAGATCCTAAAGCTTCACCTAACCCATAGGCAATTTTATTAGGTAATTCTGCAAACCATGCATACATTGATTCTAACCAAGCTGGTACACTTTCAGTAAAAAATGTTACTATGTTATTCCATCCTGTTTGGAAAAAAGTAATTACACTTTGTATAAATCCATCTATAAAAGTTTTAAATCCATCACAATTGCTATATAGCAAAGCGAATGCACCTGCAAATGGATTTACTAAAAATAATAATAATTGTTGCCAGTTATTAGTTACAAAATCAATTACAGTCTGAAATGCTTGTGGAATTGTAACTGTAAAAAATGTAACTATTCCATTTAAGGCATTGCTTATTGTTGCTTTTATACCTTCCCATATTTCAGCCGCTTTAACTTTTATAGTATCCCAATTTGTATATAGTAATACACCAGCAGCTACAAGTGCAGTTATTGCAGCTACTACCCCTAAAACGGGTAATGCTATTGCTCCAATACTTACAGTCATTGTTCCTGCCAAAGATGCTAATGTCATTACCAATGGAGCTATTCCAGTAAGTATCCCCATTAATATTCCCAATGCTGATACTATTGCAGTTATAGTTGCTGCTAATTTCGGATTATTTGATACCCATTGAGCAAATTTACCTATCAAATTAGATATAATTTCAAGAAGCGGTGATAATGCTAATTTTAAATCTGCAAGAGCAGTTTGGAATTGTATCATTGGATCAGAATCTAAATCAGATATTGCACCATTTAAATCATTTTGATTCTGTTCTGCTGTTTTTAGATTATCATTCATTCCTAAGATTGTATCTGTAATTTTAGTTCCATTTTCTTCCCAGAGAGTTCCCCAAATAGTAGTACCTATTTGATTTTGAAGTGTAGCATCATCAATATTAGATACAGCTTGAGCTAATTCCTGCATTGCAACTGAACCTTCTGAACCTCCTGCCGCAATATCTTTTCCCCAATCGCTTAATTGTTTCCCTGAGACATCTATTTGTGCAAATAATTCTTCTAATTCTGGACCTACACCTTGTGCTATCTCAGACATTACAATTCTACCTTCTTTTAGCCCATCCAATAAAACATCAATATTCCATGTCCCAGTTTCTACACCTGCTGCCATTATTCCTTGAATTTCTTCTGCACTATATCCAGCTCTAGCTAATTGACTTCCATACTCTGTTATTATATCTAACTGATCTGGAGGAAAACCAACTTTTAATAAGCTATATGTTAGAGCTAATGCTTCTTGATCTGTTATCCCCAAATTCGAAGATAACTCATTTGTTTCCTGTATTAATTCAGTAAAATCAACATCTCCATAAGCTGATACTATAGCTGCGGCTCCTTTTACAACTTCTGAATTACTTTCATCGCTTGCATCTTTATTAAGCGCCCATTGCCTGCGCACTCCTTCTAATGCTGATTCAGCATCAACTCCATAGCTTGTAATATTATTTATTGCTTCTTTTACTGATTGTACGGAACCTTCATCAAGTTGCATAGAAATAGATAATTTTGTATTTAAACTTGATGTATCAAAAGCATCTTCTATTACTTGAGATATTCCTACACCAGTAGCTGCTCCAATAACTAATTGAGATAATCCACTTTTTAATTCTCCAACCTTGTCTTCTGCTTCTTCTGTTGATTCTCCCAATTCTTTCATGTCTTTTTTTAATTTATCAACATTACTTCCATCATCTATTTTAGACAATGATTGCTTTAATTTTTTTATAGAACTTTCAGTAAATTCTATTTCCCTTTGAAAAGATCTATATTGTTGTTCTCCAATATCTCCATTTTTAAATTGTTGTTCGACTTGACTCTGAGCACTCTTTAAACCATCTAACTTTTTTGAAGTTACTTCTATCTGTTCTGATAAAAGTTTTTGTTTTTGTGCTAAAGCCTCAGTATTCCCAGGATCAAATTTTAAAAGCCTATCAACATCCTTTAATTCTTTTTGTATATCTATGCTTTGTTTTGTAATATCTCCTAATGCCTTTTTAAGACCTGTGGTTTCTCCATCAAGTTCTATTGTTATACCTTTTATTCTATCTGCCATATGACCTCCTTTCTAAAGGCTAAAAACTATCAAAATCAGATTGAGTTGCCTTTCTATTTCTAGATTTTTTAGGATTATTTATATCAACATATTCCTGCATATAATCCAGGCACATTCCTATAGTCATAACTTCCATATCGTCTAATGTTAGCTTTGATTTTCTGCACAAAGAAAGGAACAGCTCAGTAGTCATTACTTCACTGTTCCTTGTATCTTCATTTTCTATTTTTTTTTACCCTGTATACTAGCCACAATTAGATCTTGTATTTGCGGAATTATTTCAAATAGTGGAAACTCTTCAAAAGTATCAAGCCACTCTAAAGGTTCTGGAATTTTCTTATCAGCGGTTTTAGCTAACACCCATATAATGTTGTAAAATGTATTAAAGTCTATTTTAGCTAAAGTTTCAGCTTGATTTTTTGTTTTCTTGATTTTTGTTAGTTCTTCCATTTTAAGTATTTCTGAAAAATAATCTCTTCCAAACTGTGCTTTATATCTTAATGGTGTTGCTGCTGTAGATTTAAAGCTTACTTGCTTACCATCAATTTCAATAGTCTTTTCCATACCTAACCTCCTTAAGCTACTACCTTTTCATAAACTTTTGTATACCAAGCATCATAAATTTTAGCTGGTGTAGTTGTCGTAGTTTTTGTTTTTACTGCATAATCTCCAGGTCTAGGACTTGAAACAAATGATAATTCTACTGTATTAGGGTCTGTTTTATCAGTTTTTGTAGCTGAACTAACTTTTGGTCTAGATGCTTTACAATAGTACATTACATGTCTTATGGCTTTTACATCTCCAGTAAATTCAAACATAAGCGCAAAATATGAACCTGTAGCAGTAGATTTTTCTGTTATTACCAAATCTTCAGAATCTTTTTCTTCTCCAAGTATTTCTGTAAGAAAATCTTCAGTAAGATTTGCCAATGTTAAGCTTCCATCATAACCTTGGTTATTATCAGCAGAATAATACAACATATCATCAGCATAGAATTCTGTCATATCACCTCTTGGATCTAATGATAACTCTGTATTTCCTGGTAATGCTTTTGGTGTTGCATATGTTATTTCTCCATCTTCACCAACTGTAATTTTTGCATAGTGTGCATTTTTTAATCCAAATGTTACTCGATTTTCTGCCATTTTAAATCAACCTCACTTCATATATTTTTTGAAATAATTTTTCGCTATCAATCCACGTTTCGGTGGACTCATAAGCAATATCATTTGCATCCAAAACATCTTCTAGTGTCTTTTCTGCTGTTAAATCTTTTTTATTTGTATATAGTTCAATTTGTAAATTATCAATTTTTTTGTAGACTTTATTGTCAGCCTTTAGATTGCTACTATAGGCGCTCAGATAGACGATATAAGGCGGAGTAGGTAAAGGTGTATTAGTTGTTGCTGTGAAATGCGAATAAGCTACGGGATAACCAGTAGCCTTTAGAATTGCATATATATCATTTAATGTCATTTACCTAACACCTTCTTTACTCCATCAACAAACTCTTGATTTATTTGTTCCTCTACAGGTCTTATATGTGGTTTAGCTTCAACTCTTCCACCATTACGCTTTGCATGACCAAATTCTAATAAATGAGTTAACTGGTAATCTGTTTTATTATAAATTACTTGCTTACCATCTACATTCTTAGTAGCCCATCCTTTAGCATAATCACCTGTAGCACCTTTAGGACTTCTTTCCTTTAGCAACTGTACTGCCTTTTTACCTTTATCCTTTTTCTCCTGTTCAATGCCTTTAGTGACTTCATCTGTGTATTCTGTTAAGGCTTTTGCTATTTCATTTGATAAATTAGATAATCCTCTTAATTTAGCCATTGCCTTGCACCTTCTCACATGTTAATTCTAATTCTTCCATATTAGCCTTATATGTTTTGATAACTTTATACTTTTGTTTTGGACTTTCATTTTCACTAAATTCAACATAGGTTTCGCCATTATATTCATAAGGATGTACTACAAATATATAACTTGGTTTTAATCCATTTGCAGCAGCATTATAAAACTCTGTTCTGCCTATAGACTTTATACCACATAATATATCAACTTCAATTTCTGACTCTATAGGATTTCCTATATCATCATATGTTATGGTAGATGATATTAAAGTCAATTCATTATCAAATGTCACTTGTAGCACCTCCTACATGAATAATTAAATTATGCAACCTAAATTGTAAATGTCTTGGCATACCTCCGTCTTTGTCCTTGCTTTCATATCTCCATGTGGCATAATCTACAATAAAAAGAAGATGATAAGAGTTAGCACCATCTAGCACTAACCCTTGTTCATCTTCTAACTCTTTAACTACACCGTTTATAATAGCCTGTAAGTAAGTATCTCTTACAGTTGTACTTATACCCAACTTAGCCTTTACAAGTCCGAGGATTGTATCTGTATTCATAATAATCCTCCTTATTCATTTTCATTATTTGGTGGATCTCCTGCTGTTTGCTTTAATGCTTCTTCAGCTTTTAAAGCTTCATCTTTTCCTCTTACTTTTTCCCCATTAGATAGCTGATAAACTCCACCACCTATATGATTAGGATACTCTGTTGTATCTTCTGTTTCTTCAATTAAGTTCTCATTTATAGACTTGATTTCTGCAAATCTTTCCTCAGATAAATCTATAATTTCACCTTCATGTCTAATTTTTTTAGCTTCTGCATCTGTGAATGTAATTAATACTTTAACTTTCATACTCAATTACCTCCTACGCATTAGCTGTGTCAGCTGCAAATGTTACTGCTGTTGCACTTGGAACTGCTGCACCTGTTTCTTGGCTTATATTAATAGCAACAAATCCCTCACCTATTACTGGTCTACCATCATATCTTGCAGTACCTTTAAATACTGTTTGGTCTTCAATGAACTTAACATCAGTTGATTGTGCCATTGTTGCACCTGCTCTCTCTACCATTAAGTAAAGTGAACCGTAACCACCGATAATAACATCATCTGGAATAAAGTCTAATTCAACAATATCGCCACCAACTATAGGCATTGTATTGCTTTGACCAGTTACTATTGCACCTGCTGCATTAATAGTTAATGCTTTAGCAGTTAATGTTGCTTTAGTATTTGTGTTCATACACCAGAACTTACCACCGTTAGAATAATTAGCTTTAGCCTTACCACATTTAAGAATTAAATCTTTATAGAATAAAGTATCTGTATTTGCAGCAGGATCTATTAAAAGTAAGTTGCTAGTGTGTAAATCTGTCCATGCTTTTTCATTATCTCCCCAATAAGCAGGCTTAGCAGTTTCAGCAAGTCTTTTAACGATACCTACAGGCATTTTAGTACCAGTACCATATAAGATAGCTTTATCAATAGCAAGTCCTATAGCTTGACCTATATTGTACATAATTTCACTTGCTAAACCTAAATCTGAATCCTCTAGAAGTGCATTAGGAATTGCAATAAATCCACCAACTTTATAACCATCAACTTCTATTTGGTTAAATGTAATACTTAATTCATTAATTTTCCCGTAAGCTTCTGTCCATATTCCTTCTGGAATTGTACCTGCAACATTTTGTCTAGCTTTTCCTGCAATAGATCTTAAATTAACTTTAGAAATTAATTTTGAATAAGAGTTTAAGTTATCTCTTAAGATTTCTAAAAATACTTCTGGAATACCTAATTCTCCACCAGTAACACTTCTCTTTTCTGCCATTACTTCTCTAGTTCTAGCTAAGAACTCTTTTACTTCTTCTCTTTCAATTAATTGTGTTGCTGCTTCTCTTGTCATTCCTGCAAAAAATTTACCTCTAATTTTCATATTGTTTACATCTCCTTTACTTCTTTCATTTCCTGTAGGTGCTGGATTATTTTCAGGTTCATTAGCATTTAACTTTTCTAATTCACCCTCAAGATCTGCGATTTCACCCTCAAGTTTTCCTTTCTTTTCATCTAATTCTGATTGCTCTGAATCAAGTTTGTTTACTTCTTCCTCAACTGCTTCTATTTCTTCATCTGTTTTAGCCTCTTCTAAAGCTTTTTCTAATTCTGCTGATCTAGTTGTTAAACCTTCTTGTTGTGTTTGTAATTCTGTCAAACTAGATTTCCTTTGTTCAATCTTTTTACTTAACATTAATTGTTTAATTGCCATGTTTATTCAACCTCTCTTTCAATTTTGCTTTTCTTACTTCTAATTGTTTTTCCTTATGCTGTTCAACTTCCTTGCTTCTTGCTGCAACTCCTGTATCTTCATAAGCAGGAAAAGTCACCACTGAAACCTCATGCAAATCTACTCCTGTAATGGTCCACTTAACAGTGCCATCTTCTCGCCAATCAGTTTCCTCGGATGTGACATTGAAACCAAAACTACATTGGTCCACATCACCACGTTTAACACGCTCATATAGGTTAACTGCATCAGTATCGTTAGGATTAATTTTAATGCTACCCCATAAACCTCTAGAGTCAACTTTAAGGTCTAATGTACCAGATTTATTTCTACCAAGTACAAGCCTTGTATCATGGTTTATTAAGGCTCTTATATCATTGCTTAAAGTATTGTCAAGTGCCTGTGGTGCAATTTCTTCATAAGCACCTTGCCATAGTTCGGTTTGGCTATTAAAAACTACAAAGTACCCTTCAATAGTCATATTTTCACCTTCAGATCTTGTTTTAAGTTCTGTTTTTAAGCTTCTGGTTTGCTTCTTATTTCTATCCATTACCATCACCCCCTTGATTTAATTTCTTTTGATCTCCAATCATTCCAACTGGTATAAAATTCTCTAATATAACAAGCTCATCTAAACCAGGTAAAGGAGGTTTGTTTATCCAGTCTCTTACTTCGTTACCCGTCATCATTCCTCTTATATATAAATTAGAACCTACATCAGACAGCTCTTTCATGTCATATGCATAAAGCGATTGAGGATTAAGTTTAAAATATAAATCTGGACCATATAACAATCCTTTTGTAAGCACTTGCTGAATTATTTCAGCAATAGATTTAATTCTTGTATTAATAAAATTGTTATATTCATCCTTTGTATAACTTCCAACACCTACTATAAATGCAGGAACATCTAATATTGCAGCTACAGTTCTTTTATCAATCTGAACAGCATCATTAATTGCTAAATCTGTAAGGCTTAAAGGCTTTACAGTTTCAATTTTCATTAAATCGGCAGGTACTACCCAAGGTTTACCCCCGCTAGTTTCAGATATATATTTCTCAAGTATAGCGTCTCTTCCTTCTTTACTTGCCATTTCTTCATTGAAAGCATCAACTGAAATAATTACACTCGGCTTCCACTTATCAGACATAAATCCATTTTTAGTAGCAGTTGCCTGTTTAAGATTTTTAACAATATCTCTTAATACAACTTTATAGCCAGTACCTTTCCATGGATAATTAGGATCAGGATTTATTGCAAAATGTAATACTTCATCATAGTTATATGTTTTTCCATTGTAAAGTACATTGTATCCAGTTGGTGTCTCTATAAAACTTACTCCACTAGCCTTTAACGGAATCAATTCATCAATTAATCCATCAACTATTTTAGGATATATAATACAATTACCATTTCCCTCAAGGAGCATTGTATAAACTATGTTATATACCCATGATTTACGTGTCATAAGACTATAAGGATTGATGTCTATCTTTCTAGATAATTCATTCTTAATTCTTACATCCCCATTGTCTGTATTCTGCATTAAATGAATTGTCATACTTGAAACTAAATCAGCTATCTTATGAACTGCCATTTTAACCTCTGGGTTATCACTTAAGCGTGTATATCCTTGAACACATAAAGTATCATACGCATCAGTACTAAGAAACCAACTTAAAGCATTTGTTTTAGGCTCTGCTCTTGTCTTTCCTATATTTTTTCTCTTTCTGCTCTTTTTCATGTTCTCACCACCTTTCAAGAAAATAATAAAAAGCCTTAATTTCTTAAGACTTATTTAACAACATAATTTCTTTCTTTTTTATATACATCTACATAAGTTTCATCCTTATCGCCATTATAAGTAATTTCAAAATAAGGAGCTCCCTTAGCTGTGGCACTTAATAGTGCTTTCTTATTTTGTAATGTCTTACAACTCCAAACAACAAATATTTCATCTTTTGACATATTCGGATTTCCTAAATATCCTGCCACTATACTTTTACACTTTTCTATAAATTCATTCATTATCTGACTTCCTCCTAACAATTATCCTTTAAGCCACTTACTAGCTGACCCTACCTTTTCCATATCTTCTAATTTTCTTACACAAGCAAAAACAGCAGCATCAAATATATCTATTCTTTGAGTACCACCATCACCATCAACTTTTTCATACTGAATCATATCATCAGTCTTTTCTATTGCTCTTACATTTTGTACACAATATTCAAAACAATCAGCATGAAAATAATATAAATCACCATCTTTAGCCTTTTTCTCTATATGTCTAAAACCTTCAGACTTTTTATAAAAATATTGTGGCTGGTCAATTATATTAAAGCCAGCTTTCTTCATTCCAATAAAATATTCTCTAGCAAATTTTCTGTCATGACCTACTTGTTTTATTTTAAATCCTTTTTTCTTCATGTTTTTAAACCAGTTAACAACCTCACTTGTATTAGTTGTAGGATTATTTGACATATCCAGCCAACCATCATCTTCCCAACCAAATAACGGTATTCCATCTTCGTCAGCTTTCTTTGCTGCCATAACAATAGGAAACCAAGCATGGGGGATAATTATATCTACATCATGCATTTCACCATTATCATCCTTATATGCATTATAATAAGTTCCATACAACGTGCTTGCAGTTAAATCATGTAGCTTTGACAAGTCAGCACCACCATACCATTGTATAGGAAACTTTAATACATCCTGCAATGTCCAATTATATTTTCTATCAGACGCTCTAAATTCATCAATATCAAAATATGCTTTTAAAGCAGCAGTATAAATATTAAGTGACTTGGCAAGAAAATCTTTTCTTTGTTGAGGATCATTCATTGCCTGTAGAGAATCATTAAGAATATCATCAGGTCGAATTGATACTCCATAAGCTGGGTTAGCCTTTTCATGTTCTATAGGATTTGTATAATCAACTTTCCCTTTTTTATCTTGATCTGCTTTAGCAATAAACACAAAATACTGTTCATCTTTAACAGTCCCATTAAGTATTTTTTTACAATATTCTAATTTCCTATAGCAGAATGAATTCATATTATCACCAGCAGTAGTAATACCTATCATTAATTTATTTGTATATGCCTTCATTGCCTCTTTAATGATGTTATATTGCTTAGGTGTTTTATAAGCATGTATTTCGTCTGCAATCCCAATATTACAATTAAGTGAATCTTGGCTATCTGGATTAGCTGCTAAAGCTTGAATATAAATACTACCATCACCTAAATCTCCACTTATAGAATGTTCCTGGTTATTATCAATTACTCTAAAATTTTCTTTTTCTCCCATTTGCTCTAAATTAAAATTTATAAAATTAAAACTTTCAAGTGATTGCTTAAGAGCAGCTGCAGTTATATATACTTTGCTTCCACTTTTTCTTTCTAGCAATCCTAATGCCCAAGCTAAAGCAGCGGCAAAAGAAGTCTTTATATTTTTACGAGGTATAAAAATAAATGCTTCTTTAAATCGTCTTATTTTTGTTCCCTTTTTATAGAAACCGAGTAGATTATATATTTGAAATTTATGAAATGGCTCTAATAAAAATGGTGAATATCTTAATGGTGTTCCATCCAATCTTTCACCTTGAGCATGTACAAATGTTTTTTCTATTATTCCAATAACAAATTCAGCATCTTTGGGATTAAAATCATAATCTTTATTCTCTAAATCATTTATAAATCTTTGACAACCTTGTATCTGTTCCTTATTAGCTAATTTTTTACCTGTTATAATATTTTTAGCATACTCCATTACTAAATCATAATTTTTAAATTTACTATTGTCCAAGTTCACTCAAAGCCTTTCCAAGTTTACTTACTTTTTTCCCTGGAGCTTCACTTTTTATTTTCTTTAATCCTGCTGGAGTAAGCCCAAGAATATTTTCATGATTAACTATATCTTTACGTAATGTTTCAAGTGCTAAATATAAAGCTGTCTTTCTTATATTTGTAAACCCTGCTTTATTTGTATACTCTTCTGTTATTTTGCATCCACCTGCATAAAACTCACTTGTTAATTTATTATATTGTTGTCTCATTTCAGAATAAGCTCTAATAGTTGCATTAAATTCGGAACGATAAGTGCCAATATTTTGCATGTCTTTAATTGTTTGTTTTTCAATTTTTCTCATTTCTTTTTCTTCTGGAGTTTTAACTGCCATTGACCCTTACCCCCCTTTTTTATTTTTTTCGCTCTATTGGAAAGAGTTCCACTCCCCGGTCTCCTAAGACCTCTTTAAATTTATTTTAAGGTGGGGGGATATAAATTTTTTTCTTTTGGATTCTCTCAATTAAATTTTTCCCTAAGTCTGTTAATTCATTATTAGTACGATCATGCATCTTATCATGACATTTACTACATAAACTAATTAAGTTATTATTATCAAATCTTAAGTCATAGTTAAACTCTAAAGGTTTAATATGATGTACTGTAGTTGCTCCTGTAGTCTTCCCATACCTCTTACACTCTTGACATAGATAATTATCACGTTTCAATATATTCTGTCTTTTATTTTTCCATTTAATTGTTTTATAAAACTTTATCACCATACCACCTTCTTTTACATAATAAAAAGACACTTAGTATTACCTAAATGTCTCTTAAGTTTAACAATTATGATTTGAGGACTTTCTAATAGCTTTTCCATGATATCATTATATATTAATTAAAGTATCATTAAAATACCATCTTTTTACCTTTTATTTACCAATCCAGTTTTATTCCATCAACTCCAAATAATAGTATTCCAAGCCTATCTAACATCTGTTTTATCCATCTTTTAGGTGTATTAATTCCTGTATTTAAAGCCTCTGCAATCTTTTCATAACTCATTCTTTCTATATAATACATTCTCAATGCTCTATATTTTTCTATTGTTCCCTCTTCTTTTTGTTCATCCTCTAATATATCCAATGCATTCTCTATATGAGTTGTCATTATTAGAGTTTTTGTTTTACTTTGCTTTATACTTAATATAAATAATTCATCACACTCATTTTCTTTTAAATCCATATCTACAATCTTCTGTAGATCATTAACATCTGATACCGAATAATTAATATGTTTCTTAAAGTCATTGTAATTTTTCATAAGAAGCTTTGTATTCCTGAATGCCTTTTGTTTTATTTTATTCTTTTGTTTCTTCTCATATTTTTGAATAGTTATTTCAACTATCTCTTCAATATTTATTGATTCCATATTCTCACCTCTATTACTTACCATATATTCTTCTACGTTTTAAATATAATACTTGTCTATTATCAACTCTTCTTTTATATTTTAAATATGCTTTCTGTCTTTGGATAATATAATTCACTTTTCCATAATTCTTCTTTATCCAACTTACTATTGGTTTCATTATCTTTCTAAATGTTTCTTTTATCCAATCATATAATTTCTTAATATTTTGTAATATCTGTTGTCTTTGTTCTTCTGACAATTTAAATTTCATTTTTACTCTCCTTTATTCTGACTTTATAAGTATTGTGTATTAGTTATTTAGCCAATTATTATCCATGTAATAAAATCCATATACACATAATGCAGTTATTACAATCCATACACCCCAAAATATATAAATATATATGCCTGATGTTAAATTCTGCAATGTTTGCTCTATTGTCATATTTTTAAAGAACGGTACATTTTTCTGTTCTATATTCCCATTTGATAAATTACTAAATATAGTCCCTGTAGAGCTAATTTCATATCCATAATACTTATTCCTTATATCTGAGGATTCATATTTAGTTGTTATATAATCTCCACTAGGTATATTGAATTGAGATGTTTTAAATTCAATTCCTAAAAATACTACTTTCTGAGATTCTTTATTATCCCTACTCACTTCATCCCATGTATAATATACCTCAGTATGAGATTTTCCTTTACTATCTGTAACTGTTCTAGTATGCATAGTGTATTCTTCTTTTATCTTCTCAACAGCTAAATATTCCCCTCCGATTTCAGGATATGTCACAGTATCTTCGGCAACCAAATCTCCATATATAAAAGCATTTCCTACACTAGTATCTAATCCGTATTGAAATAACTCTGTAGCATTTACATGAATAGCTCTATAATATTTTGAATTTTGGTCCATCATATGATTACTTAACTTGTCTCCAATAGATAATCCTAATATAAGCATAATCGCTATGATAATTACGCTGGCAACTACTTCTCTTTTAGTTATCTCCATAATTATTTATCTCCAAATAAATTTTGTGGTGCATCTGAAGGAGCATTATAATTTAAATAATTATAGTTTTGAACTTCATAGCCGAGAACATTAAGAAACTGTTTATGTGGGAATCCTTTAACGTAACGATTATATTCTTTAACTTGTTGATTATAGTTGCTTCTATGCTGTGCAATTAAATTCTCTGTGGTACTTAATTCATTCATTAGTTGCTTATAGTTACCATCAGATTTTAATTGTGGATACGCTTCAGCCGTTGCAGTTAACATAGTAGTAATTTGTTCTATATTTATATCTTTAGCACTTCTACCATCGACTACTGCTTTAATAGTCTCTGATTCATGCTTGTCATAGTTTTTTACACAATCAACCAAATTCTTAATTAAATCAACTCTCCTTTTCTCTTGTACTTCAATATCTGAATTTGCTGTTTTAATTTGCTCCTCAAACGATATAGCCTTATTTTGACTACCTTGTACCAAAAATACTCCTAGTAAAATTATAAGTATTACACTAGCTCCACCAATTAACCACATTTTTAAATTTTTCATAACTAATTCCTCACCTTCATATTTTTAATTTACTTCGCCTTTTCTGCATATTCAGTATTATTTCAATTTAATAAATCCATCTCCGTTTATCCATCTTAATTCATTAGTTTGTAATGTTGCATTTGTAACAATGCAGCCTTCTCTTGTTATAGATCCTACGATTGTAAGTATTTCATCTTTACCAATATTATCTGGAACTACTATATTTACATTTAATATCTTAGGCATGTCTCTCACTTCCAATCTGCATATTCTGAATTAATTTATTTTTTTGAATAAACGTGTTGGCGCGTGATATTTCCTACCATCTACACATCTAATCATTGTTTGCTCTTCACATGCTGTTGGGACATATTGCTTTATAACTATTCCAGTCACACCACTTGCTATGCAAATAACTTTATCTCCATATTTAAAATCATTCATTACTGCTCTACCTCATTTCCTCTACAATTTTATTTTCAACGCACTCATTCCATAAATGATAAGCTTCCTTTTTTTCTTCATTTACAACCATCCATGCGCCTTCTAAAAATTGAACTTCTCCAACAATATCTATATCTGAGTTCCCTAATAACACTGAATATTGATGAACTGTATCCCCTTCATAAATGCTGTCTCCATCAATATCATTTATTCCAGTATTTCTAAGTACTTCCCATTCATTTAAGTTATAATCTGTTGTATCACCATTTTCACTTGTTATTATGCAAACCATACCTTCCATTGGATATATATTATCTATATAACCGAAATCTAATATGACTCCTGTTTTTATTTCTCTAATCTTAAAATCTAATTCTTCTAAATTCATGTTTCTACACCCTTTCTGACTATTGTTCATTTATTGGATTAATAAATATAGCTGTAATAGGATTTTGATTTTTATCCACACCATTAGTTACTTCATCAATTTCATAACCTTTATTTTGACTATAGCATTCTATATATACTTCTCCTTCTTGGTCTTCTCTCTTTAAGTACTCTATTAATTCTTTAACTTTCATATTCAACAACTCCATTCTTCTCTAATATCCATTTATTTGATATTTCTTCAGCTAATATAAATGGGCAATTCCTCCAGTTATCAATTGTTGAGCTAAAAAATTTTAGCTTTGTTTTTCCCTCTACATTTTCAATTCTATATTTATCTTTTGACTTTAAACTTGTAATTATTATGTCACCATCTTCTAACGCTTTCTTATACGCATCTGAAAATTCATATTCCTTTGGCTTTATTTCTTTTTGCATTTGGATCACCATCTTTTAAATAGTTTAATTTTATTAATTCCTCTTCAACAGCTTGTTTAATATCTATTCCTTCTTTTTCAATTCTTTCTTGTGCTATTGGTGCAACTTTATCCACTATATCTTTAATTATTCCCATACTCTCTCTGCTCCTCTGTTACATAAGGATCTAATTTCTGACTTGCTAAAATTGTCCTATTATCATTAGTTCCATATTTTAAAATACAATCATACATCTTTTCCCTTAATAGTTCTGTTTCTTTCTCTTTCATCTTCAATACCCCTCATATACATTTTTTAAAATTTTATCCGCTCATAAGTAAAAAATTAACTGTTATTAAGTTCTACCCTATGCCATGTCAATAAACTTCTTAAGCAATCCAGTTCCAACCTCTTATTTCTTAATGCTTCCTGACATACTGTATACTTATTTTCTGCTAATCCTCTTTTTAATCTTAAGTTACTTATTCTTTCATCACCTTTTGCTATATCATTAATAATCGTTGTTGCACATTTTTCAGTTCTTAGCTGCAACAGCTTCTTACTTAATTGAATTTTATATTGTTGCTCTGCATACTCTTTTTCCTGTCCATACCTAAACAACTTTGTATTCAATTCACTAAGTTCTCTTTGTGCCTTTTTAATTTGATCCATTATATCTTGTGGATTCATACTATTCCTCCATTGTTAAAAAGGCATGTCCCCTCCATCTACTGGTGTTATATCCTCTTCAAATATGTCTTGATTCATATTTCCAAAATTATTAGAACCATCATTCTGATTTACTTCACCCTTATTCCCTAGAAACTGAACACCACCAAATTGATCTGCTACTACTTCAGTAATATATCTCTTAGTACCATCTTTAGCATCATAACTTCTAGTTTGAATTTTTCCGCTAATAGCAACTTGTCCGCCTTTACTCATATAATTTGCAGTGTTTTCAGCTTGTTTACCCCATATTACTATAGGAATAAAATCAGCTTCATTTTGGTTAGTCTTTGGATTATATCTATCAACTGCTAATGTTAAAGTTGTTACCGCTGCACCACTTCCAGGTGTAAATCTAAGTTCAGGATCTTTAGTTAATCTTCCTATTAAAACTACTTTATTCACTTTTTATCCCTCCATCTTTGAAAAATATATTCTTATTTTTTAGTTTGTTTTTTAGTTCACTTACCTTTTTAAATTCTTCATCTGTCATTTTATTTAAATCACATGCATAAGGACAATTTGCTTCTTCACTAACAAATGCCATATTCACATCATCTAATGCATGATATATTTCACAATTATCATAATCACATTTTTTACAGCCAACACATCTAAGTTCAGATACTTCAACAACAAGTTCCTGAAACAATTCCCTCTTCATTGATACATATTTCTGTTTATCTGTTATATCTCTCATAAGTTTTTTTACTGTATAATCATCTATAAGTCTGTATTCAAAACTTGCAAACATTTTATTTAATCTTTTTAACTGCTCTTCATCAAGATTTTCTTCAAGCTCTATAATGAATTTTCTTAAATATGTTCTAGACTTTTTTAAATTGGCTTTCATATCAGGAGTTATCATTCCTCGCTTTAGCCATTGTTCCCATACCTCTTCTTTAACTTCAAGTTTTCCATTAAAGCTTTTTCTTCCACTTAATAATTCAATAAATGATTTTGCTACCATGTATACATTTCTTTCATCTGCATTCAAATAACCTCTACTTAATTCTCCCATTTTTCTTCTCCTCAATCTTTCTAATCATAATTGTTTCAATGTCTTCTAATATCATCTTAGCTTTATCTGTACTGATTTTATTTTCTTTAAATGCTTCAAGCATACACTCAGTCCAAAGAGCTTGATAAAATTTAATTTGTTTATCTACTTCATATTCAACTAATTCTCTATTCGCATCTGAATTAAGTTTTGCAAACTGTTCAGGTGTTAATCTTCTATTTAATATCTTCCTTTTCTTCCTGTCCTCTGCTCTTCCCATAATCTATATACTCCTTTATTTTTTATCTTCTATTGCAAATTTAATTTGTGGATCAATTAATTTTCTTGCTATAAATCCATCATCTTCTAAAGCTATTTCTCTTTTTTCATCATACTCGCCTTTTACTTCATGTTTCTTTTTTAAAGTTGATGCAGTATTATACTTAAATCTAGGTTTTTTGTATGCTATTTCCTTAGTTATTATTTCACCAGTTTCTTTATCTTCATAAGGTAAATCTGATATTGCATCTACTATTTCAACATTAAGACTTAACTTAATATCTCCACTTTCAAACTTGCCTTCATAGACATTCTTCAATACATTTTCTAATTCTCTATCCAACTGCTCCATCATATCTTTAAATACTGGACTATAAATATTTAAAGGTATTTCGCTTAAATGTTCATCCATCTGATTGTATAAATTCCCCATTATTGTCCTCCTTGTATTGAAGAGGATTTTACCCCTCTTCATTTAATTTCTATTCAATTAAACGACTTAACCAGTCAACACATAACTGATGCTTATTTTCTTCTGTACAATCTGATGCAAAATCACAAAATTGTCCTTCACATTTACATCTACTACAAAAAAATACTGCCATTTCATCTATGTTAAATTCTTTTATTAAATCGAATATTTTTTTATTTAAATAATTTGGTACTTTTTGTTCCACTATTTCTCCTGTATCCAAATCAATAGTTTCATTATTTGTATTTGTGTCCAAATTGGATACATCTTCATTTATTTTTTCTTTCTTAACTTCTGATTTTTTCTTTACATCTTGGATTGTTATGTTACCTTTTCCCTTAAGTTCTTTGTAAACTTCCTGTTGTTGTTCCTCTGGTAATTTTGATGCTTCATATGCTGTAGAAATATTTATATTATCTCCTTTAAATTCTTCTTTAAGATTCTCAGATAGGTTCTTAGATATACTTTCCATTCGTGCAACTTTACTTGTAGCAACATTTAATATATCAGCTACAATCTCTCTTACTCTTCCTGGCAATTTTTCTTGTTTCTTATATTCTATTAATAATTCTCTTAATTTCTCTGCTTGCTGGGTTTTCTCCCACTCTGTTAATTGTCTTGCCGTTGAATTAGTTATTAGTAATAATAATTTGCTTCGTAAATCCTCTTCCTCTGTCTCTATTTTGCAAGGAGCATATCTGAATACATCTTTACCCTCTTCTACAAGTTCTTTTAATGCTAAATGCCTTCTATGACCTGCAATTATTTCATATTTATCATTTTCTATTTTTTTAACAACCAAATTTTGTTGTATCCCAAATACTTCAATAGAATTTTTCAATTCAGTTATTCCTTCTTCATCAATTGAATAGAAATTATTATCTGATGGAATAAGGTCATTAATATCTACAAGTATTGTTTTGAATTTTGCTGATTTTTCTTTTTGCTTAACATCTGTATTACTAGAATTATTCAACAATTCCATCATGTTAAATTTAGCCATAATATTTATTCCTCCAATTTATCTAAATATTCTTCTACTAAATCCATGTAATCTTTAGATGCTCCACAACGTTTTGAATATTCTAATATAGGTTGGTTTGCAAATGTACTCTCATCAACTTTTACAGTCCTTCTTATATGTGTCTTAAACATTGGATATTCTATATTATTATTTAAAAGTTCTTCACCTTGTATATTTACTTGATTTCGGGCATATTGTGTTATAAAGCATCCTTGTAATTTTAATTTTGGATTCATTTCCTTAGCATTTTCTATCTGTTCCATTAGTTCTTTCATTCCATCAAATGCGAACTGGTCAATCTTTATTGGAATAAATACATCATCTGAAGCTACTAGAGCATTTATTACGCTTATATTTATATCTGGTGGATTGTCAATTATGCAATAATCATAATTACATTCAATCTGCTTTAATGCCTTTTGTAATCTGTTATGTTGTGGTCTTCCAACATCCATAATCACATTAAGATTTGCTTTTAATAGTCTCATGTCTGCTGCAATTACATCTAAATTTCTATACTGTGTAGGTGATATCGTATCTTCAATATCAATTTCCTTATCAACCATAATATCAGCTATACTTAATTCCTCTTCATCATGTAATCCAAATAACTTAGTTGTATTACCTTGCTTATCATTGTCCACAAGTAAAACCTTTTTATTGTGGACAGTTGCCAAAATATGTGCAATATTTATGCTACTCATTGTTTTAGCAACACCACCTTTTAAATTAATAATTGAAATTACTTTCATTGAAAAACCTCTTCTCATATTTATTTTAAAATTTGAACTCATTCATCATCTTAAATGTGATAGTCTTCTTTGTATTCTGTCTTTATTTTCTGCCCAATGCATTCCAGCTTGTTTCTTTCCTTCCTCTACTCTTTTCCTTCTAATTTCAATATCTCTAACTGTCTTTTCTGCAAATTCATGAGGTGTCATTTTTTTATATTTCATACATTGTACCCCCTGTAAATTCTATAACCAAAGTATCTTAGTTAAAGTATCTTCTGAATCCAAATAATTCTCTATAACATCTCTAGCATTAAGCCATCCATAGCAAACCTCTACTCTATAATTCATATCTCGTAACCTTTTTATCCAAATATCCTGCATAGAGCTTGTCTTATTTCTTCCTACTTTTAACTCTATATACAATCCAAAGAATCCATCTTTTGCAACTGGCAAGCATATATCTGGTACACCAGCTTTTACACCTTGTCTTTTTAATGCTGCTCCTTCTTTTGCTTCACGCTTTCCACCATTAGGAACATGATATAAAAGTTCTAACTCTTTATACTTTTGTCTTGCTAATTGTGCCCATTGAAATAATGCTGCCTGTTCACTTGCTTCACTCATTTTTTCAATTCCTCCTCTTCATTCTTGTGTATATATAAAAACCTGATACTATATCGCTATAAAATATTTTTGTATCTCTATAATCACAATTTTGATATATTCCTTCAAATTTTTCTTTGAATGAATTAACTTCCTTTACTAGCTTCTCTACTTTTCTTTTTGTAAGTCTAGTTCTATTTGTTGTTACTTTTGGTTTTTTTAAATTTTTAGAACCAGCCCATCTTCTTTTACCTTGTTTTGCTATATATTTTGAAGCTTCTTCAAACCAGCCTGTCCCACTATCTGGTTGCAATCTTTTACTATTTGCTCTACCCATTCCCCATAATTTTTCCGCTATATCTCTATCCATTTTGTTTATGATTATATGATGATGTATTCTTATTTTTTTACCTTCACTTTCTCCAAATCCAATTGAATAAATATATTTAAGTTCTGGTAATCCATGTTTTCTTCTATATCTTCTTAATCTTTCTATATAATTTTTAATATCTTTTCTAGCTCTTATTTCATCTGGTACAAAATCACCATCATAACTTAATTCTATAAATAGATCACCACTATCAAAATTATTTTGTATTAATCTAAATGCTCTCTTTTTAGAATTTTTATCATTTAGTTTCTTTTGTAATTCTCTACTCTCTTTTCTTTCCTTTGCTCTTGGTATATCATGTCTACATTTATAAACTGGATAAACTTCTGATTCTACTAAATTTCCACTTGTAGTTGTTTTTACAATATATGTGTATCTATTATTCATTCTTAAATCTTCAATTTTATCTTGATATGTTTGTAATGGTAGTAACTTATCAAATATCTCTTCATATCTATAATCATCATACTGTTTTTTCTTCATACGTTTATTCCTTTCCTATTTTTTATAAATGCTTCACTTATTAATACCTATTACAAGGACGTATAAGCGACCATTCGACGCTTTAAAATAAGTTGATAAATATTGTATGATACTGTATAATGATTATGTTAAGTCGTTATACAGTATCAAAGAAAGTGATTTTGTTTGGTTATAATCACTTTCTTTTTTTATGTCTAAAATTTTCATATATTAATATTTTTCTTTCCGTCTAAAAATAATTTATCTATAAAAATCACACTGATTTAATCTCTTTAAAACAATTTTTGCAAATATTTTTCCCTTTATAACTAATTACATTTCTTGCTTCTCCACAGAATATGCATGATGGATTATATTTCTTCATTATTATTTGTTCTCCATCTACAAATATTTCAACTGCATCCTTTTCTGCTATTCCTAATGTTCTTCTTAATTCCATTGGAATAACAATTCTTCCAAGCTCGTCTACTTTTCTTACAATTCCTATACTTTTCATTCTTAACCCTCCAAATATATTATTATTAAGCTTCTTTTACATTTTCTTTTGCAAAAGGCATTGTGAACATTCCTATTTCTAACTTAGTTTTCTTTAGTTCTTCATCTAATTCTTCAATAGTGTAAATTCCTCTACTGTGTAAAATATCCCATGCTTTTTCTACTGTCATTTCTTCTGTTTTTATATTTTTCATTTCCTCGCCCCCCCTCATATTCAATTAAATGGCATTAAATTATTTAAAAAATAAGATTATTTAGACCTAAGTTCCCTATATTCTTCATTAGAAATTAGCTTTAATTTTCTAATTGGCTGCTTTGGATTAGCAATACTAATGGCTCTCATTAATGATTCTTCATCAATTAGAATTGTTTTTGTGTCTTTATCAAATAATAAAGCTGATAAATAATTATCAACTCCTGTCCATTGAAGAGTATGCATTATCTCAAATGCTATATTTAGTTCTTTACATTTTGAACATATTGATAAAATTGATTGCTCTTGAACTGGTACTTCAGGAGCAACCTCTTCTGTTCCATCTATATCAACTCTACATTCTTCTTTTGCCTGTTCGAAAAGCCTATCAATTCTTTTCTTTACTACATTTAATGTTTCACTATCCATATCTGCATATTCTTGTGAATTAATATATACTTGCATCCATCCTCTATCTCGTATCATTATGTCTAATTCAAAAAGATCATATGGTTTAATTTCTCCATTAAGTAATTTTTCTTTATCAGGTCCTTTTAAAGCATTAACAAAATGAATTAACACCTCTTCATCAAACCAACCTTCTTCAATCTTTTCTTTTAATTTTTCCATTGGTACTGGTGATGTGAACTCTAACATTTAATTTGTCTCCTTTCTTTTCTCCTTTCAGCAAAATATGGTAAAATTATGTTGAAAGGAGGTGCTTATTTTGAAAAATTTTGATGATTTTTTATCAACTCTTAATCCAGACGTTATTGAAGCAATATCTGAAAAAGCTAATTCAAAAACATCTGATGTGAAAGGTATTCCTAATCTTGTAACTGCTATAGGTGTACAAAACATAACTATTACACTTGAATTACTCAAGCTTTATCATGATTGGTTACATAGCTAGATGCAATTTCAGATACCTTTTTAGAATCAATCTTTATTTCTAAATTTTCTAACTGCTCTTGAACTAGTACTTCAGGAGCAGTTTGTTTATTAATTTTTGTATATTGAATCGCCTTTAAACAAAATTTCAAAATTGAAGTAGCTCTAATTACTAATGTTCCTTCCAAGTCTGTTAGTATTTTTTGAGCTATTTCTTTTTCCTTTTCATCTATAAGTTCATCCATACTTAATGTATTTTGTTGAATAATTTCAAACTTTTCTTTTTCCATTTAATTTGACTCCTTTCTTTTCTCCTTTCATCAAAATATGGTAAAATTATGTTGAAAGGAGGTGTTTTATATGACAAATTCTCAAAAACAAGTGGAAGTAGTAAAAAAACTACTCAAAGATACTTTCAATGCCTCTGCCAAGGCAAACGAAATATTGTTTAAAAATTATCTTAATAAACATGATGAGTTTATTGCTTCCATATTTTTAAATAAAGCAATTGCTATAGTTGCTTCTTGTAAAGCTATTTATTATTCAAATCTTGAAAATCTTGAAGATGATCGTGTTGAAAATATATTTTCTAAATTCGATATTTTCAACAATGAATTTTTAAATAATATTTCTACTGGACATTCTCACCAATGGACTGATATTGAATTTAACTCATTCAAAGATTCAGTTGCTGAACTTTTAGGTGAAATTTAACTCTATTTATTATAGAAGGCTAAACTATCTAGCCTTCTATTTTCATAAGTTTTAGTTCTGCAACTTCTTCAATTGCCGTTAAAAGTGCTAGTTTAGCAGTTGAATAGCTGACTTCTTTATTTGATAAATTTATAGCTATTTCATGTGCTAGTTCATATGCTCTTTTTCGCTCTTCTTCTTGTTGCTTTGAATTAATCAAATGCAATTTCTTTTCCAACTAATTCACCCCCTTTCCTTTTTTCTGTGATAACATAGTCCAAATAGCTCCCATGATAAAGCTTTTTTCATTTTCATCTAGTTGTGCAAACATTGACATATCTCTATCAATTTTCTTTTCGAATTCTGGTGTTATTTTTCTTGTTTCCATGTTTCGTCCTCCTTATATATAAATATTTCTTTAATTCTACTAACTGCTTAACAAACTTGAATTACTACACAGATTTTGTAGTTGCTTGTTTTTTAGATGTGTTTTTGCTTGTTAAACACATTATATTCTTATTTATTGTTTGTGTCAATCATTTATTGGTGCATTTTTTGTGTTTGACAAGCATTTTGATAAATGATACTATTTTAGTAAGAAAGAAGGTGAAATATATTGGAGATTTTTGAAAGAATAAAATATTTAAGAAAATCAATACTAAAAATTAGTCAAGAAGAGTTTGCAAAAAAAATAGGCCTATCACGTTCTAATATTGGGAATATTGAAGTTGGCAGAATAAATGTAACAGATAGGGTTATTAGCGATATTGTTAATCAATATAATGTTAACAATGACTGGCTTATTAATGGAACTGAGCCAATGTTTGTAAAAACTTCTAATGAATTAGTTGATCAGATTGCTTCTAAATATAATTTCAGCATTGCTGAAAAGCAAGCACTTCAAGCATATGTTGAATTAAGCGATTCTGATAGAGAAAAAATAAGTGAACTTATTCAAAATATTTTTAGTGGATTTTTTAAACTTAATAATGAAGAAGCTGCTACTACTGAAGATACTTCAACAAATAATATTGATTATGAAGTTGAATCTTATCGTAAAGAACTTGAGGCTGAACAAAAAGGGCAAATATTATCAGCTTCAGAAAAGCCAAAAGGCGCTTGAATACTAAAGTAAAAGGATGTGAAATGTAATGCCAACTATATCTATGTTCTATGGTGTTCTTATTCAAATGTATAATAATAATGAGCATAATCCACCACATTTTCATGCTATATATGGAGAATTTAAAGCTACTTTCAATTTTGATGGTGAAGTAATTGAAGGTTCTTTCCCTAAGAAAAAGCAGAAACTTATTGCAGCCTGGGCTGTTCTTCATGAAGATGAATTAAACGCCAACTGGCAATTAGCTATGTCTGGTGAAACTCTTTATAAAATAGAACCATTAAAATAATTTTAGGGGTGATCTTATGAGCGATATTATAAATAAAGGTGAATTATTATCAATAATATCAGTTGATCCATTAGATAACTACATGTTATTGATAGAATTTAGTAATCATGAGAAACGTCTTTTTGATGTTAAATCACTTTTTGACAAAGCAGTTTATAAACCACTTAAAGATAAAAATTTATTTAATAAAGTTCATATTATTTATAACTATACTATTGCTTGGAATGATGATATTGATATGTGTCCCGATAGTTTATATCGTGATAGTATCCCTTATGTTAACTAATTCAAGAAAGGATGTAATTAGAATAGATAATAAAATTGAATCTCTATTATTTCAAATTATAAAGAATCAGGAAAGTATGCAGTCTGATATAAGTGAGATAAAAAACAGAGTTGATTCTGTTTACGGCCATATAGCATTAAATAATTATGTTTTTACTGAAAAAGAAAAATTCACTAGTAATATAGATAATGATATATTAAACTTTATCAATTCTTTAAACAATGAAGAAATTAAAAGCTTAAAATATATAATTGAAGGTTATAAATATGGTAAAGAAATTCTTAGCAGAGATACATGATGTGATTAAATAAATGAAATAAGAAATGAAGAGTTATGATATTCATAGCTCTTTAAAAATATGGAGGAAAAATGAATAAAAAAAGTGCAATTTATGTGAGAGTATCAACTTCACATCAAATAGATAAAGACTCTTTACCTCTTCAACGTAAAGATCTTATTAATTATTCTAAGTTGATTTTAGGAATTAATGATTATGTTATTTTCGAAGATGCTGGCTATAGTGGAAAAAATACAGATAGACCTGCATTTAAAGATATGTTTAACCGAATTAAAGAAGGTGAATTTAGTCATTTACTTGTCTGGAAGATTGATAGAATATCAAGAAATTTATTAGATTTCTGTTCTATGTATGATGAACTAAAAAAATATAACTGTACCTTTATAAGTAAAAATGAGCAGTTTGATACTAGTAGCGCCATGGGTGAAGCAATGTTAAAAATAATCCTTGTTTTCGCAGAACTTGAAAGAAAACTTACTGGTGAAAGAGTTGCAGCAACAATGCTTGATCGTGCTACAAAAGGCTTATGGAATGGTGCTCCAATCCCCCTTGGCTACAAATGGGATAAAGCCATTAAATTCCCAGTAATAGATGATGAAGAAAGATTAACAGTTGAATTAATATATGACAAGTACATTGAAACTGAATCAACCTCTGCTGTAATGAAATATTTAAATCAAGAGAATATAAAGACTAAAAGGAATGGTAGTTGGACAACTAAAACTGTTGGTGATATCCTTAGAAACCCATTTTATAAAGGAACATACCGTTATAATTTTAGAGAATCTGCTCGTGGTAAAAAGAAGAAGGAAAACGAATGGATTGTTTTAGATAATAACCACGATCCTATAATAGATTTGGATTTATGGACTAAGTGTAATAATATTCTTGATGAAAATGCAAAGAAAAACAGTGCTCGCTTCAGAGCTAAGTCTAAAACACATATTTTTGCTGGATTACTTGAATGTGGAGAATGTCACAAAAGCTTTTATTCTAAATCTGATAAAACAAGTTTAGATGGATATACTCCAAGCATATATACATGCTCAAGTAGATATAACCATTTAGGTTGCAATCAAAAAACAATAAGCGATACCATTATAGGTAATTTCACTCTGAATTTTATTTCAAATATGATTAAATTATCTAAAACTTATAAAAAACTATCTACTGAAGATATTGAAAAGAATTTACTTTCAGGATCTTCTTTCAATGATGTAAAAGGAATAATTGAAATTGATGATATTTTTAATTCTTTTTATAATACTTCAAGTAAAATATTTAAGCCTAATAAACAAGAAACTAAACCAGCAAATGTTGATTTGAATAAATTAGATGCTGATTTAAAGAAGCAACATAGAGCTCTAGAAAGACTTGAAAATCTATATCTATATGCTGAAGATGAAATGTCTGAAAAAGATTATATACTTAAGAAAAATATTATTAATACAAAAATAAAGGAAATTGATACAAAGATAAAATCATCTGCTACAATTTCCACATCAACATATAATATTAACTTTTTTCTTAATACTGCAACACTAGAACTTTCAAAAGAAATAATTGAAGGAAATATAAACATGAAATCATTAATACAGCGTGTTGGCAGAGACATAATAAAAGAATTTGTTAATAGCTTGATTACCAAAATAACCGTTCGTGATAGAAAAGTTATAAGCATTCAATTTACGAATGGTCTAATATCAACATTCATATACGAGGTCTAA